GCTGGAATTGTTCCGACTGGTTGCGGCGTAGGTAAAGACATAATTAAAACCCTCTAATAGTATTAGTTTTTATTCTAACTGGTTTGACCAGTTTTAGCCACCCGCAAAGTTAATCGTGTACCCGTCCGCAATTGCGCCGTTGATTGTGTCGACAATAGTGCCAGCCCTGACAAACTCATCAGGACTTATCCCGCTAACGCTTATGTTTTGCGTTCCAGCCGAGGGTGATGATGCCTGAGCGGATGCGCCGCTACTAACGTTAGTTGATTGAACGCCGCCTGAAAAAGACGGGCCGCCTCCTGACCTAGCGGCTTGAGCTAACCCCGTAGCAGCGATCAGACCTGCATTTATAGCACCGTAAGCGCCTATTTTTGCGGCTACAGGCGGACCCGCTATTGGCCCCAACTCAGCTAGCGCCCTTGTTTGCGCGACTAAGGTGTTTTGAGTGTTTTGCGCAAGTGCTAACCCTTTATTAATGGCGATAGCGGCAATAGCAGCTATTCTTGACTCTCCCGCGAACACATCCAAAAGACCCATAGCGTTTTGAATTGCAGCAGACCTAAAACTACTCACAGCTTGATTGTGCTTTCTTTCTATCTCAGTTCTTTCGTTTGCAGTTCTCTTTTCTATATCTATCAATTGATCTGCGTGAGCTTGAACCCTTGCCAATTCTAGAGCGTCATATTCGGCCTTTTTTATCTCTTCATTTTGAAGCGCAATTTGAAGCGCCTCAATGTCAGAGGCGAACTTCTGATCTCTAAGCTCTGCCTCGGTCGCCATATCCTGCCTTATGGCGTCTACAGCGCTAACTCTTGCGGCGCTTGCAGACTCAAGCGCTAATCTCTCTTTTTCTATTCTGGATTTTTCTTTGTGCAATTCCGCATTTGCTTGAATCTCTGCTTTTCTTGCGTCAACTATTGCCTTCTTTCTTTTTTCTTCAGCCTCGATAGCGTCAAATGATGCGTTTATGCTCTCTATTTGTGCGGATGTTGCGCCTCTCTGTGTCGCTTCATTTATAGCGATCTCTCTATTTGTTTTGCCTATTGATTCAGCTTGATTTGAAATTGCGTCAACAAGACTAGATACAGCCTCTTTTTGTTTGTTTGTCTGCTTTACGCTTCCATCCATCGAGCTTTCATAAAAGCCAAGCGCTTTTTCGGATAGTTTTATTTCTTGATTTAGCGTTGCTATTTCTGCGTTATATTTTACGGTTTCTTGTTTGGCATCCTTTATGTTCCCTGAAAGTTTTACGTAAGCCTTAGCCCCAAGTTTACCCCTCTTGATCGTATTAACCATTGATTGAACTTGGTTTTTATTCTCTTTTATCTCATCTTTTACCGATTCAATCTTGGCCTTCTTTTCCTTTATTAGTTTTCTTTCTTCTTGCGCAAGAAGTGCGGCTTGTTCTTTAGTTAGTATCTGAGTTTCAGCCAGCTCTTTTAGCTTTATAATAAGCTCGTCTGTTTTATCTTCGGTATCAAATAAAGATGGAAGCAAAACCCCAGCAAAAGCAGCACCTAAACCAGCTACCGCGCCCAATAGTGGCGCACCTAAAACAATCCCTAAATCGGCAGCCTGCGCGGATAACGCCCCAAAAACATTTTGACCGCCTTGTATCTGCCCCACCAATTGCTGAACTTGGACACCGGCCATTCCTGCCTTTCTGCTCATCCCGCCAATGGCTTTACTGGCCTTATTAGACCCCTTAACCATAGTTTCAGATGATTTTTTTGATGATGAGTCAATATCTTGAAATGAATCTTCAATCCTTTCATTGTTTTTGATTATTTTTTGACCGCCAGAAACCGCGCCTGAAGCATCGATATTTACGTCATATTCTACGCCGCCGACCTTATCAACCATAATGTGTTACTCGCTTATATGTACTTGTCAGGGTTAGCGTTCATTCTGTCGGTCACTTCTCTAGCTTGACTCTCGTTCATTCTTCCATACATTTTTTGAGGGCGCATGGTATTGTACCAAACGCCAACCTCAATAGGTGTCATGACCTTAATCTCTGACGGCGCAAGCCCCAAGCTAATGCACGCTTCATAGAGAGACTTCCAAGGAAATCTATCATTTACTTTTTTTTTGGGCTGTCGTTTTTATTTTGCGGCCTTTCCGGTGAGTCAATCTCAGGGAAAAGGCAATTCAATCCAAATCTAGCCGCATTAATTAAGGACGCCGAATCAGATCCGATAGACAATATTGACTCGTAAATTTCACTAGCGCTTACATTTGACCCAGCATGCCTAAGAAGTATCGAGTAAAACTTTGCAACGGTGGTGATTTTTGGCACTTCGCCGCCGTCGATATCTAATGAGACTTTCAATATATTTATCTCTTCATCAATATCAGCGGCCAATTCAAAAGTGGTGTTTAGCTCAAACTCATCACCATTCCATTTTAATTTTACTTTTTTCCCAAACATATTAAGAATCCGTAGCTGGCGTGAATGTAACATCACCTGAGTACATTAATTCAACGTCAATGGTGGTTAGGTCTTCGTGCTCACCTGAAAGCGACACACTACCTAGAAAAACATCACCCGCTAGAGTTGAATTTGTCGCGGTTCCGTCTGGAAACGTCAATAAGCTCGCATAAATCGCGCTAGTGTTATTCAGCGCTGATTGAATCATGCTTAAATTTTTAACTTTTAAAGACAAACCGATAGTTACTTCCTGTTTACCAGGAGTTGCAAGGTATACCGCCTTACCGTTTGAGTCATCGTCGCTCACGTCGATGGGGCTGTTATTTATTGAAAGTGACTTGCTAACGATACCCGCAATAGTGCCACCACCTAAAGTAAAATCTATTTGACGGCCTAAAAAGCCTACGCCTACAGACATTTTTTTATCTCCGAGTTAATATTGCCTAACATAATAACTGGTATGACCAGTTAAGGCAAATTATCACTCAGTATAGGCTAGAAAAGAAAATCTATAGTAGAATCTATTTTGGCCTGTCTGATATGGGCCAGTGACGTCTTGAGTAATGGTTAGCTTTAGATCCTCGTTTACAATAAAATTATCTTTCATATAAGAAAGCGCGTTCTCTGCGTCATCATATAAAGCGGATAATTCAGCGCCGCCAGAATTCACGGCGCAAAACATCATAACGTCAACGTCAAACTCTCGGATCATTGCGTCCACAGATCGCCCTGACTGCCTAGTTAATATGATTTTATCGCCGGAATTGTTGAACGGGTATTGATCTTCACGCCAGATCGCCGCGCCTTTGTATGTGGTCGCAACGTTATCAATAATGAACTGTCTTACAAGGTCGGAAACTCTCATTTTTTAATTATCCCGTTTGCGAAATCTTCTAGTAATTCGTCACCTTTCCATTCCCACGCAATATTCAACCATCCTTGCTTTGCGTTGATGTTAAACCCACCTATCCCGCCACCCACAAAGTTTGATGCATTGCGGGTTTTGTACTCTCTATTCTCTGGCGTCATAGGCTTCCAACCGTCCATTTTCCCGCCTTTTTGCGGACTGTGAAGTGGTAGCGCGTACGATGTGTAATATCCTACGCTAGCAGTGAAGTAATTACCCCTAAATGATACGGTTTCTTTCCTGCTATTTACTAGATTTTTAGTATCAACAGGAACATAGAAGTCGGCAAAGTTACCAAGGCTTTTGCCAAGTACATAAAGCTCTTTGCGTATCCGTCTCGGTATCGTCTTACTTGCGAACTTTTCTATATTTCTGTTCACGTCACGTACAGAAGCGCCAGCCTTGAAAGGCATAATTACCCCGTGTACACATTATACGCAGCACTGCCGCGAAGTTTAGTTTTCGTCTCAACTAGTCGGACTGTCTCCGCTGAACTAATTGGCTCGCTTACCATAATTGTTCCGTGCGCTATCCTGTCACCTTTCTTTATGTTTGGATTACCAAAGAATCTAAAAACAGCACTGGGCTGGAATTGGGCGCCTTGATTGTCCCTCCTGATCTCGCTATCTTCTCGATAATTGCACTTTACAGTAACAGGCGAGGCCCATACGGCTCCATATTCGCTTTCGCTTGTGAGTGACCATAACGTACAGGTGTCAGTCATGCGCCTACTTCTAGCAAAAACGCTCATTAGTAATTTACCACGTGAAACGATCGGCTAGGGTTATCCATTATTGCCGCAATGCAACTATAGCCGTCCATGCCCTTGATCATGGCTCCGTACTGACTCATCCCCAAACCTGCCTTATTGAACACGTTTGCAAATGTCACGCTTTCCCCGTCCATATCGGACTCACTAGACACCCCACCGCCGTCCTGAACAGTGAGCATATGTGCGCAAGCGTATATCTTTAATAGCCTTTGTGCTGCGTCTGGTGAGCCGCTAGAGTCAAGGCAATCATCAGCCAGATCAACAAAGTCGATTACCATTTGAATTGCGGCATCACCAGCCGAACCGAAATAAATGTTTTTTACGTCTTGTATTGTGATGGTATAAGCCATTATGTATGTCCTACGGTACGTCCGAAACTATGTCTGCTGATGTCATATTATACATTACAAACGTACAGTTTGCAGCGCTGCCGTTGTCCTGTAAATTTGGGTAGGTGTCACCATCCCCCATACGCCACCAATGAGTAGGGCCAGTTGTTAGTGTTGATAAATCAAAAGGCGTGCCGCTGTTGTAGATATCGCTAATGTTTGCGCTTTGGTCACTGCTCCATATTGCAAGTTCGTCAACCTTGGTATTGTCTTTTAGGTAGTTTCCGCTTGCGTATCTACCCACGCGCAAATTATCCGCATCAATGCCGCCTGTGTAGCCAAAGTTATTATGTGACCAGGTCCCTGCGCTTATTACGTTAGACCCGTCAATAAACATTTTAAATCGAGAATAATAGTCGGTCATATCTGAGCTAGACGCGCCAGTGGTACCGCCGTCATAGCTTATCACTATGTGGTGCCACTGATTCGCTGTAAGGCTGCTAGTTGCCGACTGAAACCGTATAAAATTGTTATTACTTCCATACTGTAGTCTCAAGTTGTCATTTACCCCTAAAAACCTAACGTTAATATGACCGCTGTTAGTAATGTCATTGTCACCGAAGTAAAAAACAGTTTGCCCAGAAGTATTGGATGTTGGTTTAAACCAAAATGCAATTGTCCATGCGTCACTCGCACCGCTGCCATTGCCCGACCTTCCCAGTATCCCGTCTAATAATGCAGCGTTTGCGCCCAAATAATCCAA